GTTTATGCGTTTTTTAGTTACTAAGAAGCAAGCAGAAAATGAACGAAAACCGCTTGCGCTAGTAAACCTATTTTATACTCGCTGCATCAACAGGTCGAGTTGTTTCTTTTTTAGGTCAAGAATCGCTTTAGGGTCGGTAACTTCAGGGTCAGTCTTTAGAACCTTGCCCAAAGTTTCAGTCAGCAAGTTGCCCTGCTCCTCAGTCAACTCGGCATCGCTCTCAAGAGCCAAAAGCGCATCAGTCAACTGTTCAGCCGAAACACCACGAATCTCAGCCAAACGAGCAATTTTGCCAGTCAACTCGCCAACTGAACGCACGCTGGCAGTTCCCTCAGTCGCAGTATAGGCAGGGAAAGCCACAAGACTAACCTCATGCACATTGACACGCTTCAAAATGCGCTGATCAGCACTCGGCCACTCGTCACCATTGACAGGCACGCGGAAACCAAAGCTAAAAGCGTTCACATCGCCACGCTTGATAAGAGTTGCAGCATCACGCCCAGCCTGAGTGTCCGGCAACTGAGCCTCAACAAGCAAACCGCGAGAATCCTCACTCAAAGTCAAAGTGCCAGCACGAGTTGAACCCAAAACAGTGCCAGTGTCATGATTCCACAACAGTTTGACATCATTGCGAGAGTTCAAAGAATCTCTAAACGCTCCAGGTGCAATAGTTTCAGTAAAAGGCAAAGGCTGTGACGGTGAATCAAAGACAGCTGCATAACCTCTCAAAGTCATGCCATCGCCCTCAGCACGAATCTCAAGGTCACGAATAATCTGTCTGCGCTCAATACCCTTAGTGACACGCTCGCCACGTTTAGCCAAAACAGCAACCTGAGTCGGATCAATGAAACGCACCGAATCCATCTGCATATCCATTCCCATGCCCATGTCATCCATGCCAGTCATATCCATAGGCATCTCATCAGTTGGCTGTGCAGGGTCATGCACTTCCCCAACTTCCTCGATGTCAGTTGCATAAGCATCACGATTAGCGTCACCAATGACAGTTCCCAACTGCCAATGCCACAAACTAAAGCGATCCTGCAAATCAGCCAAGAAATTATAGATACCCTGCTGGTTTAGGTCATCTGCACAGTCAAGCAACTCAACAATGTCAGCCAACAAGATTTCATTAGCCTTATAGATAGCCAAAGACAACTGCACAGGGTCGCCACCAATAAAAGTCGCATCAATGTAAGTTGCCGCAACAAACTCAGGCAAAGTAAAAGGCGCATCAACATCTAACTTACGAATGTTCTCTGCAGTCGGGTCAATCGCAGAATCATAGTCCTCATAAATCTTTTGAAAAAACTTGTGATATTGCGAAAACAGCACACCCTTGACATTCCAATGGGCACCATGAGCCAAAAACTTAGCCGAAACCAAATTGCCTAACAGACAACACAATTCACTAGCCAAATACTCTTTAGTTGGCTCAGCGGCTTCCTCAACCATAGTTTCAAGCGCATCACCATAATCACGAACCTGAGTTTGATAATTGATAGTTTTCGGGTCAAGCACCTCAGTCACACCAGCCTTTTTGTAAGCTGCACGCGCAGCAGGATCATTGTCAACCGCAAACTTCACATCCTCGCCATTGCCAATCAATTCTTTAGCCACACTGCCTTTCCAATCGTTAGTGCCAGCAGGCGGAATCTGGCTAGGTCGCATAATCAACTCTCGATATTGCACGTTGAAATCATCAAGCTGATTCATAGTGGTTTCGCGTTGACTCTCATCACGCCCAGTCACAAGATAAAGTTTGACATTCTGGTGGTCAAGCCAATCAAAATAGTCTTGGTGAATAGTTCCATTGACCAACAAAGTGTCATCAATATCGCTAATACCAATCGAACCAATAACATCTCGTTGAGCAGCCATCGTGTTGTTTTCCTTATCTAACCTTGTAACCCAAACTTGACCGGCATCGCCACCCCAAGCATCCCAAGCCACACGCCCAGCACTTGGATAGCCAACTTCACCCGCATTAAACCCAGTCGCCTTGGAATCAACCGCGTGACGAGCAAAATAAGAGATCATGCGATTCACAGTCGCAGCTGAAACAGCCTGACCATTAGCCAACTGCTCTGCTCTAGCCTTACCAACAGCAGTAAAACCCGAACCAGCCTTACCATCAGCAATCCAACCCAAAGCACGCTTAGCAGTCACCTGCACATCCTTAGGCGGCGTAAAAGTCCCACCAGCAACAGCACGCTTCAACTCGCCACCCACAGGCATCTTTTCAGCCAAACTCAAAGCCACCATCTGTGCGACAGCATCCTTTTTAGCGACATGCGCACCCAAAACAGTGCCATCCTCTTTGACAGTATCCCAGCCCTTAGCAGACTTAGCGATGAAATAAGGCATTACTCGCCTGTCGCATAAGTGCCAGCCGGCACAGTCGTTGGATTTTGAATTTGAACGCTAGGCAAACCAGTGTGAGCAATCGGGTCAAGACCCAAACTCTTGAGAACATCCTCAGGCACAAAGCCCAAACCAATAAGTTTTTGAGCCATCGCAACCTTAGTTTCATCCTCAGTCAGCGAAGCAGCCGAAATATTGACGTTAGCCAAAGGCACACGAACAACATCGCCACCATCAATAGGTCGCAAGTTTTCACGCCTACGAACCTCATTAGTTGACAACACGCCATTCTGCAGCATCTTGGCGTAACCCTCAATTCGAGTCGCATAATCGCCACGCAACAAATCGTCAGTATTAAACGACAAATAAGCAGTTTCAGGCAACAATGCGCTAAAAGCATCCTCAAGTTTCGACAACCAAGGTCGCAAAGTGTGAGTCACAAACGCAATCTGGCGTTGCTCAACACTGTTATAGCTGTGACCGCCATTGTTCAAACCAATCAAATCAGTTGGCACTCTAAACATGCGAGCAACATCCTCAACCGCAAGGCGGCGAGAATCAATCATCTGCGCCTGATCATTAGCAACCTGAGTCGGCTTAAACGTTGCGCCACCAGACAAAATACCTGTCTTATGAGCCTTACGATAGCCCTTGTGCATCCGGTCAAACGACTTAGCCAAGTTCTCGGCCTGCTCAGCCGAAAGCGTTTGAGGAACCTCAATAACGCCCTGAGTGAGAGTGCCTTGACCAAAGAAACGAGCCGCAAACGACTCCAACGACATACTCAAACCAAGATTCTCTTTGAGCGTGTCAATAGTTGACTTACCACGAATGTCACCAGGCATAAGAATCGAACCAGTGACATGCAGAATGTCGTCACTCGACAAATCTTTGCCATCCTCGCCAGTGAACGTATAACGCTTAGTTCCATTAGCCTTACGCGAAACAGAGACTTTCATAGGGTTCAAAACCATCATCGAAAGAATCTGCCCAGTAATCGGGTCGCGGAAAATACGCACAAACGCATTACCATCAAGCAAAAGGCTAATCATGCACTGCTGCCAAAAACTATTTGAGTTGATCATCGCATCAGGTCGAGCAACCCAAGCAGGTCGAGGCCGATAAGGGTAAGCAATACCATCACGCCTAATAAAACTATCCACAGGCAAAGCCGAAATAGTGTCGCTAATCAAAGACACACAAGCCCAAACCGAGTTGATAGTGAGCGCAGTCGTATAGTCAATGAAACTGCCAGCCTGAGTTTCAAAGCTCGACAGGTCGCCAGCACCCCAAATAGTTTGAAACGAAATAGCGCGATTCTCAGCACCTGGCAGGATGCGACTAAGCATTAGTTACTTCTCTCAATAGCCAAACCAAACAACACCAAGCCAGCACCTGCCGCAACAATACCCAAAGGCAACCAAATCAGCCCAAGGCCAACCGCAACCATAGCAACGCCCACAGCCTGCAAAACAGTAGCAATCATTTGCAACCCTTAGAAAATAAAAAACTCAGCAATTGGTTCGCTTTCAAGTTTAGTAGTTGCGCGGTCATAAGCGATAACAGCAGCAACAGCCGCGTCAATCTTGCGTGGACTAGCGCGATTCTCTTTCACAATACGAACACCCAAATTGTCAGTCTTGACAACACAGTTATCCAAGTGACGAGCCAACAAAGGGTTGCCATCATGAGTCAAACGCGATTCAGTGACAGCATCAAAGAATTTGGCACAAGACATCACCATGCGCCTAGCGGAAGTTGACGGATACTCGACAATCGGCAACCCCAAATCCTCAAGCACAGCCATCGAACGTTGCCAACGAAAAGGGTCACACGCGATCTCTTTAACCTTAGGAAACTGTTGAACAAAACTAATAATCGCCTGCTCGACATCGAGAGTATCAACTCGCCAGTCGTCATAGTCCTCTGGCTGCTTTTCCCACGCCTTTACCAAGAAAAGATTGCTCTTTTCATCAGTATTTTTAGGGATA